AGGTAACACCATTTATATCCATTGTATGTGAGCCTACACACCCTATTTGCTCTGCTCTTCTTTCTGCATCTTCTCTTGTTACGTGTAATTCAAGACTTTTTTTTTCACCATATGTATCTTCATATAGTTTTTCAGCATCATCTTCATCTTGTGGTTGTGGTGGATTAGGCTCTGTACTACCTAATGGAAATAGGTTAGCAGGTATATATACTTCATCACCACCTGATATTGGCTCTAGTCCTAATCTTTCTCTAGCCTCGTTTCTAGTAAGAACACCTTCATTTACTGCTCTTAATATATTATCAGTTACCATTCTGCGTCTTTCAGTAATAGCAGGAATACCATCAATATTATAAGATAAAGTTAAATCATCACCATAAAGAGGTACTAGCCATTCATTAAGATCAGATTCTAAGTGTCTAAGCAAAGGTATGATTGTTTCTTCATATAAAGCTAATCTTGCTTCTGCCATATTATTATATGTTTGTGCATCTCCTACTCCAATAAGCTGTGCAGGTACGCCAAACACTAAAGCAATATCTTGAGCCGACATATTACGCATAGTAGCAAAATCCATATCTTTAGGTGATAAACCCATTTCTTTATAATCAAAATCACCTTCAAGAATCATAGTTTTCCCTGCACCATTAGTTCCTGTAAACCTTTGTTGTAAATCAGCTCTTAATTGTTCTCTTTGAGAATCCGTTAGCATAGTCATTGCACCAACTTCATCTCTCGGTTTATAAACAACTGCACCACTAGGTCTTGCGCCATTAACTAATAAATGCGTATTATGTTTAGCACTTAAATTATGTTGATCTATATCAGAAGCCGAAGGCATTATAGGTGATTGTCCCATATAATCATCTACAGGATTAAAAAGTTTAGTTTGTTTTACTTCTGATTGTCCTGTAATTTGATCTATTGGATATACAGCTTTTACTTGACCATCAATGCAATATTCATAAGCAATAGGCATAAACCTATGTTTATCTGTTTTGATTTTTATTCTATCTGGTCTTAATGTAAATAATTCATTAGGTGGTTGTGAGTCTGCACCTACCCTTAATTGATAAGTATTACCAGATAATAAAAGATAACTAACTACTTTTTGAAAATACTCACTACCTGAGTGCGTTGGATTAGGTCTTTTTAATAAATCTAATAATGGGTGATCTTCTATAGGTTGATCGCCACGCATTAATTTAAAAGGAACAGCAGCGACTCCATTTGATATTTCATTCACACATTTATACACAATAGGGTTTTCAATATAGCCATCTCTTGCCAAATCTTCATAGCTATTTCGGTTAGTGGCATTGTTGTAACCTGTTTGATAATAACTTACAACATTACCCTGTCCATAATTTTTAGTTTGTTGATTATTGTTTATAAGTGCTTTCCAAGCATCTCTTAATCCCATTAGCTAACTCTCCATAAAGCTGTCATGCTTGATTTACTTAACTCTGTTAAACCCCATACAAGGGCATCAAGTCTATCTGGTGATGTTGATTTATCACCTGTAAAACTACACATTTGATCTTCTAACTTACTAAAGACTCCACAATGTGATACTCTTTGTTGTTCATATAAAGCACTTATTGGTTCGGCTCTAATAACTTTTCCTCTACTAGCACTAACAGATTTATATGGAATATTTTTATCCACAGTTCTTAGTAATCTTTCCACTAAGTCGCCTCCGTTATTTACTTCTGCTATAATCCTAGATGCTTTATATTTATAATATACATTAACAGCAGTTTTAGCCCAAGCATCTGCGGACATTTTTCCTGATACATCATCTATTATATAATACCTGTTGTCAATTCCTAAACCACAAACCACTATTCCTGTTTCATCACTATTCTTGTTATTGGTTACAGCAGGATCAACAGCTACTACAACTCTTTTCATTTCTGGTATTTCATTTACCCTTGTTTGTTCTATCATATTTAATGACCATAAAGCACCTTCAATATCTTCTAATATCTCGGCATATAACTCTTGTTTACCAAGTCTAGTACCCTCATATTGCTTTTTAAATAACTCTAATGCTGATTCTGCTAGGTTATCTTTGTTTTCAAATGTACTACCCTGTGTTTTATAAACATCTTGTCTGTCATATAACTGTTTTATCAAACTAGTTGGTCTAGGTGTAGTTGTTACCACTGTTTGTGGTCTATCACCCAATCTCATACCAAACTGTAACTGATTCCATGAGTCTGGATATTTCCATGCTGCTAACTCATCACACCAAGCTCTATGATATTGACTACCTCTAAATCTATCTGGCTCACTAGCACTAAAGCCCATTATCTTTGATCCGTTATACAATTCTATTTCACTTGTAGATTTATTGTAACTATTATATCCATCTTTATAGCATTCTAATGGCATTTGACTTATTATGCCAGATACTCCCTCAAAACATACACGCCTTAAATCACCTGACGTTGGCGCAACAACTGCTACTCTTACATTCTCATGGCTAATAGCATATAAAACAACATCAATCGCTCCTGTAAGGGTTTTACCCCACCCTCTACCTGCAAGTATTAGCCAAACATTCCAATCGCCTCTAGGTTTTAACTGTTTAGTCCTAGCACGTCTATACCAATCATTGTATAGTTGTATTGTCGCTTTCTTGCTTGTTGTAGGCAAGTTCGTCAAGTACTTTAAGAAGGTCTTGGAATCTATCTCCGATTTTAACATCTACTTTTAGCCCATCTCCTGTATGTTCAGTTTCTACTTTATCTTTCCAACCTGCTCTATTTTTAAGATAGAATATCATAGCTGTGTTATCACCATCTTTAGCTTTTTGGAATAAAGCATTAGTTATAGTTTCTACACCTTTATCTCTACCTCTTTTTATAGCCTCTGAAAACTCTGGATATTTGGCTTGTTTTTCATAAAGTGTAGATTCCCCTATACCTAGTACATTAGCAATTTGGCTCATAGTTAAACCTTGTGCTGATAACGACTCTGCTTTTTTAATTACTTCTGGTGTTATATCTTTTTTAGGTCTAGCCATTGTTTTTTCCTTGTATTATATTTTCTTTCTTATCCCAATATACTATTACAAAGGAATTACAGGTAGGGCAAGATAAATTCGTAACGATATTATGGTCTTGATCTTCCTCAGCATCATGATCGCCACCCCATATTAAATCTTCATTACAGTTATAACATTGCATATGTTTATTTTTCTGTTATAGAAACTCTACTTAAAATAAACTATTATTTGCTTTTTTGCAAATTTTTTATTCTTTGCTTGTACCACCATACAGCCATCATTGATGTAACTATAATCCAATTATCACTAGATTTGTTCTTACTGAAGTCCTTACATATGTCTAAAGGGTTAGCATCTTGTTTAATTAATCTTTCTGCTTCTACTAATGCACCCTTTAAACAATCTATCTCCAATAAAGCTTTTTCTTTATCTAGCATATTAACACTAAATATAATAATAATAGACTGTTAAATGCTAATATACCTAAAGCTATTTTTAAAAGAATAATATTCATTACTTGTCCTTTATCTTTTCTTTTTCTAAAGCTTTTTGAAAAGTTCTACTATCTGCATAATAAGTTTTACTATGCCAAGTTAATCTAAAAGCAATTTTATTTTTATTTTTACCTTTGATTATGGGTTTATAAAATATAGAACGATAGCCACAGTAATCACAATTCCATGAACTACTTATATCTATAAGTGTATAATCAGCTTGCTTCCAAGCATTAGGCAAGTCTTTTCTAAGTTTTTTAACTAATTTTGTAGAATTAAATTTTTTCTTTCTGGGTTTCCTTGTAACCTGTTGTATTTCACATTTATGTTTTTTTAAAAATTCTGGTATTTCTAATATCTGCATTTTATTGTCCATTAATAAGGGGGTGCGCTAACACCCCCAAGTTACTATTTATTATTTGCTATTACTGTTTCTAAATGATTTTTTTCAAAAACATTAAAGTACATTGGAACTTTCTTTTTTTCTTTTTTCTTAGTAATTTTATTAACTACTTCTTTTTCTACAATTTTAACTAATCTGGCACATGATTTTGCACCTTTTAATTCTTTGCCATTTAAATCAAAAAATTTAATAGCTTGTCTAAAAGTACAAAACTCTGAACCTAAGCCAGACAATGCTTCTATATTAGCTCCTTGATATTTTTGGTTAGTAGTAAAATT